TGGCGGCTCTTGATTATAAGACGAAGGAACACGATGTTAACGGTAAACAGTAAAATAAAGAAAGGGATGTAGAAACATCCCTCGATTTAACAAATAACCCTATGAAAAAAAGATATTATAAAGATACAAATTATGCGTTATTTAGTAATACTCTTTTTCCTAAGCTCTTGTTATGGCCCTAAAACTGCCCAAAAGAAATTAGATAAGGCTTATGCTCACTTTCCTGAGATAGTGGCTAAAAACAGCTCAAAATTGTTCCCTTGCGATTATTCTACCCACTCAATAGATTCATCTGCTTATTTTGACTTCCAAACACAAATAGAAGCGATAAATGATTTTTACTCTAAATCTTTTATTGCTGATACAATAAAGCTCACAGATACTCAAACTATTCAAGTTTATAGAGATTGCGATAAAGTTGTAACTAAGTACAAAACTTTAATCAAGCAAAGCCCAGTATTAATTGATACTATCAAGGTAAAAGATAATGCTGAGGTAGATTATTATAAATATGAGCTTGAAAAAATGACAAATCAAAAAAATACATTGAATTCAAACTATATTTTCAGTATAAAGTGTATTATTTGGCTTTTAATAATCATCATCATTTTTTTATTGTATCAATATCTTAGCAAATGGTAGCGAGCAAAAACTGCATAGATTTAATCAAGAAATTTGAAGGGTTTAAATTAGAAAGTTATCTATGCCCTGCTTCCATACCTACAATTGGCTTCGGCTCAACTATGTGGCCTGATGGTAAAAAAGTCAAACTCGGAGAAAAAATTGATCTTCCAAAAGCTGAGAAATTGCTTGAATGGGAGCTGAAAAATAAATCAATCGTTCTGCACGGCCTTAATTTAAATCAAAATCAAGTCGATTCCATTTTATCATTTGTTTACAATATTGGAATTGGAGCTTTTAATAGTAGTACGCTACTTAAAAAAATAAAATCCAATCCAAATGATCCCACAATAAGAGATGAATTTATGCGTTGGATAAAAGGCACTAAAAATGGTAAAAAGGTTGTTATAGATGGTCTTGTAAATAGGAGAAAAGCAGAAGCTGATTTATACTTTAAAATATGAAAGAACAACAAATAAGAACGCTGCGTAAGCGTCTTTTTTTTGACATTGAAACAAGCCCTAATACTTGCTTATCTTTTCAAATAGGCAGGAAAGTACAACTAACTACTGAATCCATTATTGAAGAACGAGCTATCATTTGTATCTGCTACAAATGGGAGGATGAGAAGCAAGTAAATTATCTTACTTGGGATAAGAAGCAATCTGATAAGAAAATGCTCATAGAGTTCGTTAAAATAGCCAATACAGCAGATGAGATGATTGCACACAATGGAGATAAATTTGACTTGTCATTTATTCGTACCCGGTGCCTGTTCCACAAAATAGATTTGCTTCCTGATTACACAACAATAGACACGCTAAAAGTTAGCAGGTCAAAGTTTAAATTCAACTCAAATAAACTTGACTACATTTCAAAATTTCTTGGTGTTGGAGGCAAGACAAAAACTGATTTTAATCTTTGGAAGGATATCCTACTTTACAATGATGAAAAAGCGTTAAATAAAATGCTCAAATATTGTAAAAACGATGTCATAATTCTTGAAAAAGTATTTAAAGAACTCAAAAACCATATTAAAGCAAAAACTCACTTTGGAGTAATATTTGGTCAAGATAAAGTTACTTGTCCGGAATGTGGATCAGATGATTTGACGTTACAAGGAACGCAAACAAATGCCACTGGTAGAGTCAAGCAAAAAATTCAGTGTAAAACCTGCAATAAATATCACAGCAAAATTTTAAAAGATGGAAGAAAAAAAAGTTGAAGAAATTGAAGAAGATATAGCTGATGAAACAGCTTTTGAGTACACTACTCGCGAATCTTACATCAGCAGCGCATACTTTGCTATAAGCTCGGTAGAAGCTATTGATACCGAGCTATTGAGCAAAGAGGATGCAAGGAGGATAAAGCGGATAATGAAGAAATCTATCAAAATCATTGATGATTGTATCTCCGAAATGTACGGAGAATTATTTGATGATGAAGTTGAAGATTAATATATTTGCACTGAAGTAGTTTTTCAATTGGATAGATTAATGACGGCCTGCGTTTCTACGTGGGCTTTTTTATTTCTTAATTACAAACTGCTTAACGTTATTATTTTGCCTACTTTCAGTGAACTCAACAGTTAGCATTATTGTCTTACAAGAAAGCTCTATTGCCTTCCTAAATCGCTTTAATGAGTATTCTTTCTTCTCCAGTTCATATCTATTCAAGAATGACTTCCATTCCTCAGTAAGAATAAATGAGTAATTATGCCTTCTTTCCAAAATATCATCAAAGTATTCCAAGAAATCCTCTCCAAATGAAAGCTTGATATGTTTGCGTCTTAATTTCTCTGAATTATCAACTGCTTTAATGCCATATTTCAAATAAATACTAACGCAGAAGAACATTAAGTTATAGAATCTATTCCACTCATCAGAATCCCACTCATCAAATAGCTTATGGCCAAAGAAATCAAGCGGTGTATTTTTGCTATTGAAGAAGCTCGAAAATTCAAGCACTCTTTGTCTGCGTTTAGCATGTTCAGCGTTACTCGCTATTGAATAATTTGTAGTGAATGATATTTTTGGACTTTCAGCATAAGAAAGGAATAACTCATCCTTATTCTTCTTCTCAACTGTCATCCCTTCTGTGATAGTTGGGTAAAATTTCTCAAAATCAACATTTTTAGGGCAATCCTCAATAACAACTAATTTCGTACCAAGTGTTACCCTTTGGAAAGCAAAAGATTTGTCAGTTTTGAAGTTCTTGCCATCAATTCTAACTGTTGGTATTAGCTCTGATATTGCCTTGAAGAAAATACCCTTACCGGTGCCTCCGCCTTTTGTCTCATCATCTGTTTCCTCCGCAAGAATTGGCGCATAAGGTTTAGCCGGATCTTTGTAAGAATGTAGGATATAGCCAATAAGTGTTAATGCGTAGTACAATCTTTCTTCATCCTCTGCGCTTATCTTATTTAGGAAGTTAAAATACTCACAAAGCGATGGATCAAAATCCTGATCTATAGTGATGTCAAAATTGAAATTTACCTGCGATTTCCAAATAGATTTCTCAATCTCTCCATAACTCAAAAGCTTTATTTTATCGCCAGTTATTTGCACGATACCATTTTTGAATGCGAAGTAGCATTTATCGGCTTCATCTCTTAGAATATTTGGCTTTTTGTGGTCCAAGAACTCAAAGAATGAATGGCTAAAATAACTATCTGCTCCTTTGTAGATTATTTCAAGCAAATCTGATGGAGTGATACCAATAGCAGTACCTTTTCTATCAAATTTCTCAGGGAGCGATAAAATATAGTCCTTTACAAATTTCTTTACCTGCTCTGATGATATTTCTTCCACAAATCCATCTTTCTCTCTGATTAATCGGTAAATATTGCTGTTGTGATCGTGAAAATAAAGCCCAAATCCATTGGTTGATAGGAATTGCTCTAATTTGTATTTATCTATGGCTATTTTGGCAAATCCATCTTTATTATAGGTTACCTTCCAAAATGTTTCTAAAGTGTCAGCATTGTCATTTACAACAAGATTTAGCGCATTCCCTGCGTCATCTCTTGACATACCAAATTCGGTCATCAAATTATCAGTTATATCTGTCTCTGCATATCCAAGATCAATCAACTTATTTATCTTGCTCGTTACTTTCTTTTCGTAAACTTTTTTCTTTTCTCCATAACCTTGCTCTGACAACTTTTTAGTAGCCAATTTAAAATCGTTATTGCATTCCAATAGCGCATATACTGCAAAAGGAGAATAACCCTTATTTGATTGAAATTGCGTTGACGTTGAAAAAACATAAAAAACTTTTTTTTCGGTATGGAAATTTGCTGATGTCATTGATGTTGCTCCGGGCCTACGGAAGTAAATTCTACTCCCTTGCGTATTAACAAGAGTAAATCCGTGCCTTTGTAGTAATTCTACTACATCGCCCCTTTGATTGTAGTCATCCCAAGGCTTCAATCCATAAGAAAGTCCTTCATTAATAGGCGGTATTTTTACTTCTTCGTAAACCTGATTAAAGCTTCTCGCTATATTTAGCAAAATCTCTCTTTCTTTAAGGCTTATTACCGGTATTCCTCGCATTTGGTTGACAACAATATATCCATTTGTTGGCGGAGCTATCACATAACCTCCTTCGCCACGTGTCTCAATAAGCACGCATTCTTTTACGTTTGGGTTGTCCTTTAATTCTTCCTCAGTGGCAGGCCTATTTGCAAGCTTCTGATTGCCTTCAATAACCTCGCAGCGATAATAGATATGGTAGCCATTAGATTTAGTGCGAACTATGTACAATCTATTGTACAAGCTCATATCCGTTTTCTGTATCTCTCTCACATACTCCTCAAAGTTTATCCCATATTTACAATCAACATCAATCACTTCAAGTCCTTTGCTAATAGCCCCACAAATAATGGCAAGCCCTTGGCACTTTTTATGCGAGAACATATTTTTTAGCTCATCTACATTTGCTAAGTTTGACTGGTATTTCTTCCAAGGGAATAATGACCTTTTGGTGTTATCTGTTGAGATAACCGAGATTCCTTTTTTTATTAGTTCATCTGCTGCTTTATAGAGAAGTAAGTCCATTTTCTAATTCGTTTATGTTGTGAGCGATAATTGTTTTAAAGCCATATTTGGCTAATTCTTTGTGGCGAAATTTCTGAAGCTCTGATACGATACCTTTCTCTCGTTTCACTTCAATAAAAACCAATTTACCATCCTTCAAAGCTTGAAGATCAGGCCATCCATTTTTATTTGATTGGATAATCTTGACAACATAATATCCTTTCTTTTCCAAGTACGATATTATCTGTGATTGTATCTTGGCTTCCGTTACAACCTTAATATTCATACGTCTTGCCTGATTTAGATACCGTTTTCTTGCCGTAAATGTAGAAATTGATAGTAGTAACGTGAACACTGAAAAGCTCGCATAATTGCCTATTTGAAACAAGGTATTTTTCAAGCATTTTCAAGCAAAACTTTGTCCTAAGCGCAGTGATTTCTGACTTAGGCATATAGTTAGTTTTTGATGTCAAATACTTGACAGGAATATCCTGCTCAATACAAAAATCTTCCAATTCGCTGATCAGCAGTTCTGATGTAACAGCTGCTTTGTATTTTTGTGGGATTTCCTCCTTTGTTTCTTCAACTTTTCTTCTCTCAACTTTGTGTCTGATAATTTTTACCATCGGAGTTGATGACTGGTAATAATCTTTGAGCATTCCAATAATTTTCTTTTTGGTAAAATCATTATACTCCTCATCAAAGTAAGCTTCTAATTTTTTGATAAATTGTTCTTCTGCCTTCATAAGTTATGGTCTTTTTTAAAATAAGATAATGTATAATCCTTTTTATTAATTACTGTTTTGTAAATCTTTTCTTCAATGCCTCCTTTTGCAAATATCCAATGAACTTTTGTTGATTTAGTACGATCTTTCGATTGAATCCTTGCTCTTGACTGCCAGTAGCTCACAGCAGCGAAATCAATGTTGAACATAATAAGACAATCTGCTGTTGATAGATTCACTCCTTCCCTGCCTGATTGAACTTGCGATATAAACACTTTATCGCTGCTATTATTAAACTCATCAGGCGATTCTGTGATGGCAATATTTCTTGAATCAGCAATTGTAAGTATCAATTCCCTTTCTCCTCTAAATTTGTAGTAAATGGCTATCTTTTGTCCTTTAAACTTGTCAAAGATATATTCTGCTTTTGTATAATCAAAAACAATTGGCTTTTGGCTATCTTCAGCAAGTACGGTGCCTGAAAAAATCTGTTGGAATTTCTGCATTAGTTTTACTTCGGTGTCTGCAAGTATCTGCTGATCATTCTTTCCAATCACAACCCTATCACGCTTTAAGTTATTTGCAAAAGCGTATGTACCCGGAGCCATATTCACTATATGCACCTCCTCATCAACCAATTCCTTAAACCCTGCCTCCTCCTGCGTATAAGAAAGGAATAAATCTTTGGTCTGCTCATCTATCATCTGCTTATTTTCGTCAGAGTAGTCAGGAATGGTACGATTGAATACGTATTTATTCTTAACTCTTACATATCCAAACTTTACCCATTGGTAAAAGTTACTGTGAGAAAATGGACTGAACGAGCTTATCCAAAATTGATGAAATAATTGAGAATAGCTCTCTGGTATTGGTGTACCTGATAAGCAAATGATAGGAGTATTATGGCAAATCTTTTTAAGTGTTTTGGTCCTATCAGATGGCACAGGAAATTGCCCAAGAGAATGCGCTTCATCAACAATCACCAAAT